TTAGTTCTACCACTTGGAGGTAGTGCTGGATCATAAGCCATATAGTATCTACATCCTTCTGGTTCTTTGTCTACATATTGAAAGTATTCCTCTTTAAAAGTCATCTCATCATCAGCTACCATAGGATTATTGTGGTTCTCTGCATAAAATATACTCATCTTACCTAAATCTTGGTACATCTTCTTTTGAGCTTCATATTCACTTCTAGGTAATAACATAGGAGCAATCATATTATCATTCTCGTCTATACACTCATATTTAGCACTAGACCACTGTGGATTAATCAGCATCCTATGTAGTGCAGCCATATCTCTAATAATAGTACCTACATAACATATATCATATACCCCTCTTCGGTTTGCAGAAGGGATAACATCAGTAAGTATAAAGTTAACAACAGCATCAGTACCAGCAGTTTCATTAGTCTCAATATCATCTAAAACAATCATATCAGGTCTAGTATCTTGGTGAATTAAACCTCTCAGTGATTGACCTGCACCCTTAGCAACAACCCTAATTCCAGTAGTTGTAGTAAAGTCAGTCTTAGCCCAATCAGTAGTTTTGAACTTACCCTCAGGGGAGAAGTCTCTAATTAGCTTCCTATTAAACTCTAACTCATCTCTTATCCTTAAAACAAAGTCTTTTGCTTTATCTTCAGATTCTGATACAATTACTATGAACTTTCTTTCTTGGAATACAATCCGATAAAGGGCTAAAAGAAAAGTAACTACTGTAGACTTGGCATGACCTCTTGGGTAGGCCACACATTTCAGACTTGCTTTGCTGTTCATTAGAGCCAACATATCTGTATGGATAGCTGGGTGCTTACTTGGAAAGTGTTCCTTGAAATAAGTCTGACCAAAAAGCATTATTGCTTCACCCTTGGCTCTATTATCTGGACTAACAATACTCTTTAGCCCTCTCTCGTTTGCCCAGAATGGAGTTCTAAATATATCATCTGGGTCATATGATTTTGTTAAGTTATTCATTTATATTCTCCTGTATATATTCTTCGTATTTTTTCTTGCCAACTGATAAGGCTTCGTCTCTTGTATTGTATGTGCCAAAAGACAAATACTTCCCGGCCAATGTTCTTGCATATCTAAATTTTGAGCCTGATTTTCTCACTCCTAGATACTTACCTGTTCTTCTGTTTAGACCTTGTGATGAGTGCGAACTCCACCTTAGGTTTCCTCTTTCGTAGTTGCCATCATTGTCAATTCTGTCTACAGTGTACCCGGGTTTATTATTATTAGGTAAGCTATTGACATATTTGATATATTTATCGAAGTCGCAAAAATCCTCTGATACAGTGATTCCTCTTCCTCCGTAATTTTTAAACCCTTCGTGGTTAGGATTGGTACATCTTGTCTTCATAGATGCCCATCTTTTGTATGCTTTGCTTGCTGATTGACCGTGAGTTCTCTTTAAGCACTTATTGCACTTTTCCTTACACCTCTTGGCATCTTGAACCTGCATTCTGTATTCAGTCTTGCACTCTTCGCACAGATACACCCCATATCTGCATTTATTCTTGCTCTTGCTTGTTGGGAACTGCATCCCCAAGTCTTTTATTAGCTTCATTATTTTTTCCTTCTTCTATAATCTCAGCCTCCATTGTATCCAGGTCTTCCTTATTGTTAGCTTGGCGAAATAATTGTAACTGCATATTTCTTAGATTAGCAACAAAGTCCTCTTTACTCTGCTTAACCTCAACCTTAACATTAATATCTTCTTGAAAGCTAGGCATATGTTCCAACATAACCTTAGAAGCAGCAATTCTATCTCTTGGCACTACATCACCATCTATTGCTAAACCATAAAGGTTCTCATATAGCTTATGCTTCTTATCTAAGAACTGAATCCACCAAGTCTTATGACTCTGTTCAAATAACTGCTTACATATCTTGGTTCTCTCAATGTGATTAATCTCTTTCTTTACATTAGCACCAACAACCTTAGGATTACCAGCAGCTCTTTCCATAGCTCTCTTGTGCCTATCAGGGAATACTTCTTTTAAAGCATCTCCCTTCTTAGAGCCACCAAGAACCATTAATACATATTCAGCATACTTTCCTTTTTCTGGATCATCAACAACCTTACTCAGCTGTTTCTGAACGTGCTTCTCAATCATCATACTATTTACACTCTGTCAATATAATCTGACATATCTTTTCTCTCTCAGTCCTATTGTGTGTCCTACTAAGTAGTCCTCTCAGCTTCAACTCTCTTCTTGGATGACCTGAATAATAATCAGACTCTACTCCACATACTTCAGCAGTAATTGGTTTATCTTTAACTCTACTCTTACAGCTCTTCAAGTGTATTGTTAATCCACCTTTACTCTTTAACTCTTTATTACAGTATTCACATACTTCCATGTATATCCTTTATTATGTATTTTGCTACTATAACAGAAAGTCGTTGGTTATGTCAATTTTATGGGGAATAGTTGAAATATTTTTATGGTGGGCTAGCTTGGTTTTATGGGTAGATTTTGGAATATTTTTATGGTAGACATACACATATATCTCAATCAATCATTTTACCATAGGGGGGGGTACTACAATATCAACCAAATTAAACACTACAAAGCAACCCAATTAAGCAGTATAAATCGTAACATTGTATAGAATATAGACGGTATATGTGTATAGAATATAGACAATAATCATGATCAATAATCATGCTACAACCTTTACCCACGCACCATCCCAACATCTCAACCACCTAACAAACTCGTTAGTTTCTGCCTATAAAATTACTATATATAGAATAACTACATTGCTACATTTTGTAACATATAAATTAAATTATTAAATTCTTTTACTTTTATCTACTTTTATCTTGACATAACTAATAAAATATATTATACTAACACTATCAAAACACAAAAGGATTTAAAGATGAAAAAAGAAACTTTAGACAATTTAAAGGCACTTACGGTAATTACTGCATTTGCTTTTATATTATCATATGTAATAGTTATTGCTACAGATAGCACGGCTAAATATAATGAAGCTCAAGAATCTAGCTATATAAATAGATAATCTTATAGGGTGCTAATCATAGCATCTTATTAAGCTTATTAGCTAAAACAAATTAAAACATAAAACAAAGGATATAAAAATGAAAAACATATTAGGCATAGAAACACATAAATATGCACCCGAATTAAACAAAGTAGTTTTAAAAAATGGTGCTATATTGGACGCAAAAGGGACAAATAATATAAAAGATTTTAGAAAACTTTTTAAAAAAGGCAGAGTGGGCAAATATTGCAAAATAAGCTTTAACCATACGGAAGAGTATAAAAGATTTGACAAAACTTATCAAGGCTTTATAAATAGTTATAAAGATGTTAAAATTTTTATAGCCAAATTAAAAGAAAAACACTCTTTTAGTAATGATATTAAAATTAGTTTAAATTATATTCAGGGATAGATAATTTATAGGGCTATATGTTTATATAGTCTTATAAAGTTATTAAGGGCTTAAAAGGGGAGATATTATATCTCTAAATAAAATTAAAAAGGATTATAAAATGAACACTACAGGGTTAAAAAAACAAATTAAAGAATATATTATTAATAGTATTGACGACGCAGGTTATGAGGCTATAACAGAAAATGCAACAAATAAACAGAAATTACAATTTATTGCTAATAATTTTAAAAGGGAGGCTTTTTATACTAATAACTTGAAAAGATTTGGAAACAATAAACAGTTAGTTATCTCGGATCATCTTCAGGGGTTACCATCTTATCTAAATATCGAATTTTCAAATTATAATATTCTACAATTATCTAAAAAGTGGGGTTTTAACCTTGATACTGAAAAAAAAGAAGATAAATTTATAGAAAATTATTGGAATAGAATAGCTCAGAATATTATAGAATTATTTAGAAAATATGATATATCTATTTAGATAAATAGTATCTTTAATAAATAGCACTTTTATAGTGCTATTGTTTAAGGGTATTTTATACTCTGTATTATTATAAAAGGGTAAATTATGGAAAAAGAATATATTAAAACGGTTAACGGTTATAGTATTTATTTAGAAAAGAAATAATTGAATATATAAATATTCCAACCTACCAGTTTAGAGAGCGAGGTTGTAAAAATAAAGTTTCATAGAACTGTATACCTATTGAGATAGCATAGGTCAAATGTATTAATTATTAAGCACTTAAAGAGTGTTTATAGTTAATATAGGATATTGGTAACAATATAGAGCCAATTTTTCCTTTAATAAAATTAATTTGATTAACTCACCACGGGGTGATTAACACATACTGATGTTTTAAATCTATAAGTAGGTATATAGAGAACCAGCTCTCCTTCTGGTTCTTTATTATGCTTATGCAGAAAATAATTTATAATTAAAGGATATAAAATGGGAAGATATTATCAAGAAACAAGCAACGATAGCTTTAGTGGAAAATTCTGGTTTGGTACTCAATCAAGTACTGCTGCAGACAGATTTGGAGTTCAATATAGTGAACCACAATATGTAAACTACTACTATAGTGGCGAAGACTTGGACGAAGTAACAAAAGAATTAGACAGGATTGAAGACTGGCTCAATGAAAACAATATTTCAGTGAACGACCTAAATCTAAACATAATGAGGCAACCAACTAGCCAAGAAGAAGATGAAATAAAAGATGAATGGAGAGGAGCGATATATAAAGCTTCAAGCAATGTTAGCAAGGAAGCAGAGAGCCAACTAGCAGACTATGAACTAGGCTGTATGATAGAGTGGACTATTAAAAGATATGGAGAAATGTCTTTAGAGGCTGAATGGTAAACAGAAAATCAATATATAATTAAACGCGTTGGCTTATATGAAGAGTCAAAAGATGGGAAAGGCATATTATCAGCAACGAACAGTCATCACGACTATAACTGAAAAATAAGGAGGACATTATGGAATTAACATTTCAATGGTTTTGGCTAATTAAAGTAATCTTATTAGGACTTACACTGTTTACTATATATAAAGCATATAAGACAGCAAGTAGGACTCACAAAATGTGGAACAACTGGGCAACAGTTACTCTTATTTTAATTATATTACAAATAATTGCACCTGTTAAAATGGATGTAGGGACTAAGTCTCAAACTGATTATGCTAATAAGCAAATTGAACAATCTAAAGTATTACCTACTAAACAAATAGACAATTCATTTGATAAAGCAGTAAATGAAAAGTTTGGTATTTCACCAGAAGACTTAAAATAAAGGACTTGCAATGATATACATAACAAACTACAAAAAAACAAAAGGAGAATAAATAATGAAAAATAAAATAAAATATGCAGTAGTATTATTAGCTATTGTGCTAGGGCTACAAGGATGTAACGAACAAATTCCAGCAGGACATAAAGGTAAGATTATGGGTAAAACGGGTTTCCAACCAGAAGTATTCCCTCCATCTAAAGTATGGGTAGATACTATATTTACAACTGTACCTGAAAAATTATTTTTAGTACAAACTACTACTAAAAAGTACTCACAACCAATAAAAGTATTGTTGAAGGATAAACTTACTCTTAGAGCAGATATTGTATTCAGAGGTAGAATCAATGGTACTGATAAAGTAATCAATACTATCTTTAATGATATGCAAATGGATGACAATGTAGTAACTACAGATGAAGTGTATAACACATATGGTAAAATGGTAGTATTAAATACAGCTAGAGAAATTATTTCACAATATAATGTTGATGAAGTAAATACAAACTACCAAAGAATTACAGTAGAGTTATACAATGCTATTAAACCTAAATTAATGGGGTTACCTATTGAAATCTCTGATGTAACTATAGGTGAAATTAAATACCCAGATATTGTAACTGATGCTATTGAAAAAGCAAAAGAAAGAAGAATGGCTATTGAGACTGAAGAAGCAAAAGTACAAATTGAACTTACTAAGCTTAAAGGTAGAGAAGCAATTGCTAAAGGTGAATATAACATTAAAATGATTGAAGCGAAGAGAATTGCTGACTATAACAAGAAAATTGCTTCAGGCATTACTAAAGACTTACTTGAATTAAGAAAACTTGAATTAAGAGAGCAAGAACTGGCTAAGTGGAATGGAAAGTTACCTACAACGCTTATGAATGGTGAGGTTCCCGTGATAGTATCTCCTAAGTAGGGGAACTTATTAAAAAGTTGAAAAATACTCACAGAAGCATTATAGAGAGAATAAATGTATACAATTGGAAGGGATATATGAAAACTTTTGAAGAAGAACTAGCTAAAGCTAGACAAGAGTGGATAACCTACAATAGACTATTGCAAAGAAATAACTCTGCAGTAGAAAGGTCAATCATCAAAGGTCAAATGAAGCTACACGAAATAAGAGCCTATAGAATTAGAGATATATTAAAACAAAGGAAACAAAATGAGTTATAACCCACCACCATCGCTACCATATATAAGTGATTTAATTGAAAAATACGAAGACATACTAGAGATAGCAAGAGATAATAATAACCACTGGGGAGTAATTACTATGGATATGGTTATAAGTGATTTAAAAGAGCTTAGAGATACTCTAATTCCAGAAAGATTTAAGGACAGATGATGAAAAAAATTAAACATCAATACTCTTATAAGCTTAATCAGAGTCAGAGAAGAGAGCTATTTGCAATTGCACTTAGTTTTGCTCAAATATTCTTAGATAATAATCCAGATGCTATTGAAGATAGTGAATTTATGGAATACTGGGATTTTATCAGAAGAAATAAAGACATAAAGACTGAACAAGGTGCATTGGACAGTATGAATTCAGTGTATGAGGTACTGGAAGATATTACAGACGGTGAAGATGTAGATGTTCATCCTTTATTGCTTAGTGTAAGTGCTATTCTATTTATATGGGAATCAGGGTACTACAAAGGCTCTAAGGCTCTTAAAGGTCTCAGGGTAGCTAATACCCTATATTTTAAGATTGAAGAGCATACAGATGCTCTTAAGCTTAGAAGAACCAACAAGCTAATGAGTGAACTAATTGATAGGTATGGAGCAATGTTATGAAAACTCCTAAAAAATGTGAAGACTGTGGAACAGAGTTTATCGCTAAACGAAACCACGAAAGAGCTAGATGGTGTTCACCAGAGTGCAGCAGAAAGAATAAAAACAAGAAAAGACAAGATGAAGCCAAGAAAGAAAAAGCTAAGAGAACCTGTATAGTCTGTGGTACTTCACTGGCTCATAAGAGGTTACAATCTAAATGTTGTAGTGCTAACTGTAGGAATAAACTATCAAGAAAGAACCAGATTACAGAAGGCAGAAAGTGTAAACAGTGTGGTGTTAATATAGACCATTTGTCTATCACTGCTAGATATTGTTCAGATTCTTGTAGAACTTCTTGGAATAATCAGAATGCTAGAAGCAGAAATAAGTTACCAACTAAAACTATACCTTGTAAATGTTGTGGTAAAGAATTTGAAACTAGTTCAGCAGAATACTGCTCTCAAAAATGTAGAAATATAAAAGTTGGTGAGTGGAGAGAATGTCCAGAGTGTAAAAATAAGTACTTGACTACCAAAGGGGGTAAAAGAGTTTGCTGTTCACAAGAATGCACTAGACTGAATAGACTAAAAAAAAGAAATTATAGAAAGTATTGCATAGAGGTAGGAATAGAAGTACCAGAGAAGCCTGAAAAAGCAAAAACTAAAAGAATAGGTACTAAGACTAGGGTAAAAAAGAAAACAGTTCCTATGGCTCAACAGATAGCAAATGTCAAAGAGGCTTTAGAGAGCTATGAACCAGTTGAAGTACCTATGTTTAAGTCTGAACCAGAACCTAAACAAGTAGCAGGTAATAAATTAAAGAACAAGATAGCTAACTTTGGCAAAAAGAGAGGTTTTACAGAACCAGACAGAATGAAAGCTATGCAGGATGAATGGTTGAAGAAAAATAAAGCAACAGTAGTTGAGTATGT